TGGATAGCAGCACCTTATTGTTACGTTGTTTAAAAGAATACTCAACTGTTACGGCCATAAGTTTTGACTATGGTCAAAAACACAGAGTAGAGCTAGAGAGAGCTCAATCATTAGTAGATTACGTTAACAGTAACTTTTACGAAACTAATCACAGAGGAGAAGATTTTGGTAAGTATATTCCTGTAAATTACCGTCAAATCAAACTAGATGGATTAGTTGATCTATTAGATTCAGCTTTAGTAACAGGAGGTAAAGATGTACCAGAAGGTCATTACGAGCAAGATAATATGAAAGAAACAGTTGTTCCTAACAGAAACAAGATGTTTGCTTCTATTTCTCAAGCCGTAGCATTATCAATTGCAAATCGTACAGGAGAGCAGTGTGATATTGCATTAGGAATCCATGCTGGGGATTTTTCGATTTACCCGGATTGTAGAGTTGAATTTAGAGATGCTGATGATAATGCTTTCCGTTTAGGAAATTGGGGAGCCGAAAAAGTAGGATATTTTACTCCCTATCTTGAAGGTAATAAATTCGATATCTTAAAAGATGGAGAAGTATTATGTGAAGAGTTAGAATTAGATTTTGATGAAGTTTATTCAAGAACTAATACATCTTATAAGCCAATTTGTATTACTGATGGGTATAAAGACGAAGGAGGTTGGGTAGAGACTTACACTTGGTTCTCAGACTATAAGTCAGCATCTTCAATAGAACGTATCGAAGCATTTATTAAATTAGGAAGAAAAGATCCCGTTGCTTATGCAGACGAAACAGGACCCGTAACATGGGAGACTGCAAGAGATGCAGTTCAAAAAGTATTAAAAGAATACAACAATTAGGACTATGTTCAATCAAACAAATACAAACAATACAACTAATAGAACAATTGGGGTGAATGTATATGATCCAAATAATTGGAGCACAACACCATATATTGAGAATACTAATATAATAAACCTTCCATCAAGTGGGGAAACTTATTTAACAGATTTAAAAGCATTCGGGAATACAGCAAATTATTTATTACAACAAACAATAACACATTCAAACAATATGGATAAACAAGTAAAAGTAGCAGTCTTTACTGTAGAAAGAAATGATAAGAATGAAGTAATTTCTTCTAAATTTGTAAAAGAACTATGGGTAGAAATTAAAAAAGGAGTATCTTTAGAATTAACAGTAGCTAAACAATTGGATAAAGATTTTGATCCTGAGACTATAGTAATTAAGGAGATAACTACAATTACATTTTAATATGGGATTAGATAATTTAGATCAAAATTATTATGATAAAAACTTCCTAGGAAATAACCATCCTTGGAAAATATATCGTAAGAAACCAGTAAAAATAAAAGCGATTCAATGGAATGGAAGTAATACCAATGATATTTACATATTTAGTAATGGAAAAGTAAATAAACATATTGCTTATGAAGGAAATACTCCAATTGAAACAAATTATTTAGATGTACATACTTTAGAAGGAGTAATGGTTGCTAGTATAGGATATTTTATTATTGAAGGAGTACAAGGAGAATTTTACCCATGCAGACCAGATATTTTTAAAAAAACATACGAAACTATATAAAATGGGACATCATCTTATAGACGATTTAATTGAAAAAGAAAATGATATTAAAAAAGAAATAATAACTCCCCTTTATGTTATTCGTAACATGTATGATTATATTTTAGTTTCTCGTGAAATCATTAAACAAACACCCAATGATTCTGATTTAGGACAGAAGATAAGAAAGATGTTATAATAATACAATATTTTAAAAGAGAGCTCAGTTATTACTGAGCTTTTTTATATTTATAATAAACATGTTATTGTTTTTTAATTGTTTTGTATTACTGATGTGTATTAATTTAAAACTATAATATATTATGGCTTTTACAGATATTTTTAAAAAATCAAACGATTATAATGAAAAAGTTATAATTGGGTTCATGGCTTTTATAGTAATGGTATTGGGGTTTACAGCTGATATTGTTGCTAATTTTATGGGAAAAGAATTAAAATTAAATGAATATATATTTGATGCTTTTATGTATATTACTTTAGGTAGTTTCTTACCTGATGTAATAGAAAAATTTGCTTCATTTAGAAAACCATCATCAAATACACCAAACATTCCAGATTAATACATGAGTTTAAAAAATTTACAAGAAAAGTTGGGATTAATACCAGATGGTATTTTTGGTCCAACAACAATGAATAAAGCGATGAGTTACTTTAAATTAACACCATTTAGAGCTGCTCATTTTTTCGGACAAATATCACATGAAACCGGTGGTTTTACTATTTTCATTGAAAATTTAAATTACAATGCACAAGGGTTAAAAGAAACATTTCCAAAATATTTTCCTGGAAATATATCAGAAATATATACTAGACAACCAGAAAAGATAGCCAACCATGTCTATTGTAATAGAATGGGTAATGGGAACGAAGCTTCGGGTGATGGATGGAGGTTTAAAGGAAGAGGAGCAATTCAAACAACGGGTAGAGAAAATTATATGATGTTGGCAAAATACTTATCAATCCCAGAAATAATGGCTAATCCTGATCTGGTAGCAACACAATATGCTTTTGAATCTGCATTGTTTTTCTTTGAGAATAACAATTTATGGTCAATATGTGATCAAGGTGTAGATGACAAATCAATTACAGCTCTTACAAAAAGAATTAACGGAGGTATACTTGGTTTGGATGATAGAAAATTAAAAACTAAAAAATATTACGAATACGTTAAATAGGTTATATGAAAACAACAACTATAATAACATTATCATTGACAACTTTATTCTCATTCGTAATATCATATTTTAATCATCTTGTTATAGATAATGTGTATCAATATTTAGCAATAACCTTGGTTATATTTGCTGATGGTTTTTTTGGTATGTGGGCCGGTATAAAACGAGAAGGTTTTAAGACGTATAAAGCTATTAAAGTTATAAAAACATTTGTGTTTTGGGTAATATTACTTTCAATAGTTCTTTCTATTCAAAAAGGATTCCATGGGGTTGATTGGTTAAGTTCGACTATATTACCTCCTTTTTTAATATTTCAAATTATTTCTATTTTAAAAAACGCATCTAAAGTAGATTTAATCCCAAACAACTTAGTAACAAAATACCTAGATAAAATAGACAAACATAAAGATGTTATTGAGGAACAAATATCAGAACATATTAAAGAATTAGAAAAAGAATAAAATGGAAGACAAATCATTATTTAAAAAATTAGATCTTAAAACCTTACTTATACTAGGTTTAATGATATTTTTATTTTTTTCTAATATAACAGATAGTTGTAATAGCCAAACATCTAAGAATGTTGTAAAAATTGATGGAAAGAAATATGAAGTTGTAAAACACACTGTTGATACAATTTATATACCTAAAATAACAACCGTATATAAACCTGGCAAGACAATATGGCGTTCATTACCACAACCTGGTAAACCACCTAAAAATTTGGATACATTAAAAATAGTAGAAGATTTTTATAGTACATATGTTTATAAAGATACTTTAACTTTGGATAATCATTTGGGGATAATTAATATAACAGACACAATTACTCAAAATCAAATTAAAGGTAGAAATTATAAAGCGACTATCATCCAGAAAACAATTTATGATACTAAAATCGTAAAAGAATTACCTAAAGACCAAATATATATTGGTGGTATTTCTGGATTTGATAAAACAAATATTATTAATTTTGTTGGACCTTCAGTATTATATAAAACAAAACAAGATCGTATATTTTTTCTAGCAGCTGGTTATGGAACTGATAAAAACGTATCTATTCAAGGAGGAATGTATTGGAAAATAAGTTTACATAAATAATTTTAAAAAAATATTAAAAATAGGTTGGCTTCTCGCCAACCTTTTTGTATCTTCACAAAAATATAAATAAATTATTAAGCCAACACTTAGAATAAGATGGGACAAATAACAAGAATGACTGAAGTTGAAAAAGATAAAAAGTCAGCAATTATTGAATTATATACGGCCGTACAATCAGAAGGAAGCAGAGCAGGTTATCCTACAGTGATAATAAGAACTACTGGATGCACTCATCGTTGTTTTTTTGGTGATGGAGGGTGGTGTGATAGTTGGTATACATCAATCCACCCAGAAAAAGCTCAATATTCTTTTCAAGACATCATTAAAATGTATGATGATAACCCTCACATTACTGAGATGATGCTTACAGGAGGGAGTCCCACTATGTGGCCTAAATTAGTAAACGAACTAACACATTTTGCACATGAAAGAGGAATTTTTATTACTATGGAAACGGAAGGGAGTCATTTTCTTGAAACTGATTGGCCTATTAATTTACTTAGCATTAGTCCTAAGTTTAGTAATTCTAATCCAAAAATAGGAGTATCAACACCGCAAGGATATATTGTTGATGAAAAAATGATAAAACAACATAATAAATTTAGATTAAATTATGAAGCTATGTCTAAATCAATTGCGTATCATTCTGATTACCATCTAAAACCAGTATGGAGTGGTGAAGATCAACAAACATTAGAAGAAATATTAGGTTGTATTAGAATGTTAGATATACCACAAGATAAAGTATGGTTTATGCCTAGTGGGGATACAAGGGAAGCTTTATTTCAATCATATCCAAGATTATTTAATTGGGTGCGTGATAATGGGTATAGATTAACTTGGAGGCCCCACATTATTGCCTTTGAGAGTGAGAGATGTGTGTGATAATATTCAAGAATAAAAAGCATGATAGATTTAAAAATAACAGGTATATCAATAAATGATATATTAAATTCAATATGGTGGCAATGGTGTAATGCTTTAATTACCATAGATGATGTAAGAAAAATTGCAAATTTTTTGGAAATTGAATTAGATTTTATTACATTTAGAGGATATAAATTTTCAAATAAAGAAAAAACAATAATTTATGAACGTAGAAGACAATAGACGAAAAAATTACAATGATCTTGAAGTAGTTCCTGTTGGGTTAGCTAATGGGGTTGCTCCTGGTTTTCCTTTAAGCAAGGAAGATAAAGAAGTAATGATCGATGCTGCTGCTGAAGCTTATGGTAATTTTTTAACTGCTTTAGGTTGTGATTGGAAAAATGATCCAAATAGTGCTGATACTCCAAGACGTATTGCTAAGAAATATGTTTTAGAACAATGGAAAGGAAGGTATGATGCTCCCCCTACAATATCTTCATTCCCTAGTGATGGTTTTAAAGGAATGGTAGTACAAACAAATATACCTTTAACAAGTATGTGTAGCCATCATCATGAAACAATAACAGGACGTGTTCATATTGCTTACATTCCTGGAGAAGATGCTCGTGTTATTGGGTTGAGCAAACTTAATAGACTAGTAGAACATTTTGGGCGAAGAGGAGCTATCCAAGAACAACTTACAGTAGCAATACATAACTCAGTTAGTAAAGTGTGTGAAGGTAATATTGGTGTAGCCGTTTCTATAGTAGGAGAACATAATTGTGTATCGTGTCGTGGAACAAATCATAAAGGATCAGCAATGGTTACAAGTGAGTTAACAGGAGTTTTCAAAAACAAACCTGAAGTTAGAGATGAATATTTTAAATCAATAGAAATAGCATCCCATTATAAATTAAATTCATAAAATGTCATTAAAATCACAAAATAAAATCTTTTTAAGTTGGGATGATGTTGAATATTTGGTTAATAAACTTTGCTTAAATATCCAAAACCAATACCCAAATATAGATTCAATCCACGGGGTTGCAAGAGGAGGATTAATACCTGCTGTTATGGTATCTCATATTTTAAAATTACCATACACAAACATAATGATGCCTAATACTTTAGTTATAGATGATATATGTGATTCAGGAAAGACATTAAAGAACATACATGGTGTTTATACAGGTGCTTTACATTTTAAACCACATACATCCTTATACACACCTAATGTATATGCTGCTATTCATTCAGGTGATGAATTTATATACTACCCATGGGAAGATATAAATGCTGAACCAATTGCCGATTATTTAATAAAAACAACAAAATAAACCATGATTACAAAACCAAATGTGCCTTTTATAGATGAGGTCGAAGAATTTAATGCTGTTATGGCCAAACCCAATAATTATGAACCCAATATC